TAATTAATGCAAGAAGCCCATACTTTATTTTAATAGATGAAAGCGGGCAAGTAGGTAGTATGATTGAGCTATTCATTTGGAATAAGCCAAATTCTATTACATTTTCAGCTACTTATACTTTAAGTAAACGAAATGCTTCAGCAACTCAAACTCAAAATAGCTACAATATATCTTCTTTCATTCGTGAATATATTGATAACATAGCTCCAACTGAATCGAATAATTCAATGTGGTGCAATGTAAGAGTTAAGCGATACAAGGAAACTACTTATGGATCGTACACTTTAGTAGATATTATTGACTATATCGGAGTAAATGGATATACAAAGTATTTGGATGGCTATAATCATACAGATGCTTCAAGTTCTTTTGTAGTGCTTGCAGATTCAGCGAAGGAAATCCAATATACATTAGGCAATATTCCTTTTGTTAATGTTGCAGTTAATACTTCATTAGGCGATAAGGTCGATATTAGCTATAAAGATTTAAACGGGAGAAATGAGGTATTAACTATTTTGATTGATACTTCAGATGCTGCTACCAAAAATATGCTATCGATTCCATTTAGCACTTCTTCGGTAAAGTATAAAAATGGCAATACATTAACGATTCGTTATTGGTCGGGTGGTGTAGTGGTTACAACTAAAACATTTAGAGTTACTCCTATTTGCGAAGTAAAATATACTCCAGTAGTTTGCTCATTTGTAAATCGTTTTGGTGGTTGGCAATTCTTGAGTTTCTTTAAGGCTCAAACTAATTCAATCAGTACGGAATCGACTACTTACAAAACGATGCCCGATGCGATTGATTATAACACAAGCAGACCACAAAGCACTTCGTTTAATATCAATGGAAGTCAATCAGTAGCATTAAACACTGGATGGGTTAACGAGAATTATTCGGATTTAATTCAAGACTTAATTTTATCGGAGGCAATTTTACTCGATGGCAAGCCCGTAGAATGTAAGACAACAAGCACAAGTTTAAAGACTGCGCTCATGGATCGTAATATTAATTATACGATGGAATTTGAATATGCTTATAACTTAATTAACAATGTAATTTAATGGTAATAGTTGGAGTATATATTTATGTTGGTGGAGTTGCTAAAAGACTTGAGCTATTCAAGGACGAAACAATTAGCATTACAAGCTCAATCCAAGATGTAAATGATATTGGTAAAGTCTTTACTGACTTTAGTCAATCGTTTACCGTTCCCGCTTCAGATATTAACAACTCTATCTTTAAGCATTGGTACGAAAATTCCATTGATAACGGCTTTGATTCAAGAAAAAGAGTTGATGCTTATATCGAGCTTGATACTATTCCATTCCGAAAAGGTAAGGTGCAATTAGAAAAAGCTCAATACAAAAACGGAGTAATTGACAATTATCAAATTACTTTTATCGGTAGCTTGATTAGCCTAAAAGATGCGTTTGCGGGAAAGCAATTAAAAGACATAGACTTTAGTTCTTACGATTTTGCTTATAGCGGAACGGTAGTAAAAACTCGTGTAACTACATTAGCGAATCTTGATATAAAGTTTCCTTTAATTAGCTCAAAGAATGTTTGGCAATATGGCGGAGGCGGAGCTGCGGTAAGTAATTGGGATATTTCAAATTCTGCTACTCCAATTTATACTTCGGACTTATTTCCAGCAATGAAAGTTGCAAGTATATTTGATGCTATTGCAAATAATTTAGGCTTAACTTTTCAAGGTAGTTTCTTGACTGATTCAAGATTTACTCGTGCTTTCTTATGGCTAAAAAATACTGACTTATTCGAGCAGAAGTTTAGAGTTACAAAGATTAACTTTCAAACGAATACTTCGACTACTGGAACGCAAGGAATGTTTAATGTTCTAACGGATACATTAACTTATACAAAGCCTACATCGCCAGCTTATTTAAGCCAAAGCCATATTACTTTTACCTTTACTTCTTCAGGTACTCCATTTACTTTTTACGTTTATCGTAACGGAATTAAATTAAGCGAGCAAAGCTATGTTACACAAACTTCGCCAATGTACTTGGAGGCTCCTCTTGGCGAATCAGGAGCTTACACATTTCATATTTCAGCTACTTCTCCAGTAACTTATACTTCGGTTTATTACTTTGAAACAAAAGTAGGAAGCACAATAACAAGCGATGTAACGGTAACACAAAGCACAAGTCAAACTACGGAAACGATTTTAAATATCGCTTCGTATATGCCCGATATGAGCTTAGAAGAATTCTTTATGGGGATTCTAAAAATGTTTAATCTTACTTGCTATTCTGTTGAGGATTCAATATTCAAAATTGAGCAAATTGAATCTTGGTATAACGCGGGACAAATTAAAGACATTTCTAAGTACGTTGTAGCTGACGAAATTAACGTTGCAAGACAAAAGGCATACAAGCAGATTAAATTCAATTACGAGCCAAGTGAAAGCTTTATGAATAAGCAATACTTATCTATTGCTAATCACGAATACGGAGATTTGAATTACGAGTTGGATAGCGATGGCGAAGAATACAAGATTGAAGTGCCATTTGAAAACCTATTATTCCAAAAGTTTACTGGTACTGACTTACAAGTTGGCTATTCATTAAAAGTTGGTTTTGATAATTACATACCAAAGCCAGTAATTTTATATGAATATGGATCGTTAACTTCTACTTCGTTTAAGATTAATGACGGATCGACTACAACAACAGCGTTAGCTTACAATGTATTCGGGCAAGACACTAATATTTCAAGCGTTAATTGGTCAATAAATTTCGGAGCTGAACAATCAAGCTTTACAAATTTGATTGAAACTAATACTTTGTATGCTAATTACTACGATGATTACATTACAAATATCTTTAGCGTAAAGGCTCGAATTGTAAGCATTAAGGCGATTATGCCAATCCCATTTTTAACGGCTTTAAACTTAAACGATAGGCTTGTAATAAGGGATAAACGTTACACTATTAACTCGTATTCTACTGATTTGACAACTGGCGAGGTAAGCCTTGAGTTGATTAATGATTTTAGAGTTGATACTGAAGCTCCTCCAGTTCCTACGACTGAATGGTATGAGCTTTACAATTGTGAAGATTCTTCAGTTGCTTATTCAGAGGAATACACAATTGGCGATTTTGTAATTGATGAACGAGTTACAAATGGTGGAGATACCTATACAATTAGTTCGGTATTAACAAGCGAGCCAAGCGGTACTTTGTTAGCAATTACAACAACTGGCGAATCGGGTTGTCCGACAATTACAAACGAATCAATTACATACTACACTCTATACTAATAAAATGGCATTCTCTTCACTTTCAGACGCAAGAACAAAATTAACGAATCTTGACCAAGATGTCAATTCTGCTATTTTATACGCAAATAATAGCTTGTTAGATTCGACTACGACATTTTACACGAACGTAGAGAAAACAGATTTAGCTCCAGCGGGTAATTATGTAATACCTTCCCCACAATTTAAGTCTTACTATGTTACATTAAATAGCAGTGGTAAAATTGTTGGAACTGCTCAAGAGCTTCTTGAGTCAACTACCGATGTAAGTTGGGTTGACGATTCAATTATTCAATATCCTCAAGGTATTCAGGTTTCAAATAACTACTTTGGTAATTGGTGGTGGGGAACTGATATGTCTTTAGATTCAAGCAATAGATTAACCGATGCACTTTGGACACAAAAGCCAAACGAATCCGATGTTAAAAAGTGGCAAGTAGAATACGGCGAATATCGTACTGATGCTTTGACAAATATAGATTTGTCAGATATGAAAGGCTACGATTTAAAAATTACAATTGGTAAATGGGGGACAAATAATTTTGATGGGGATATTATTGCTGGCTTTGAAGTGGACAATTTTACTTTCCCTATTGTACATATTGCAGCTGATAGAAATCGTGCTACTACGGTAGGAAGTTTGAAATATTATTTTAGACCTGATTACTTTTTTCCAAAAGAAGATTTCAATCATATTAGCTTCTTTAGAAGATTCCCTAATACATTACCAATCTTAGACAAGAATGGAAATCAAAAGAATTTTATATCGGTATTGAATCCAATTCTTGATTGCGTTGTAAAAGATTCAGGCACATTCGGAAGCGTTACAAGAACATTTAGAACTTCGACATATTTAAACAAAGGCTACAATTATTCCGCACTATCGTATTTTAAAAACTTTGTTACCGGTACTCCAAGTAATACTGATTACTTTATGCGTAAAGATTTAGATCCAGTAGCGGATTCTAATAATATATTTAAATTTGTACCAATTAATAAAAGGCACGTTTTTGATGGAGATTCTTTTATTGTGTCAGCAAGCGGACACGTTAGAGGAGTAACTCCTAATTATCAGAACGATACCGATGTAAGTTACATTTGCGCTTTACTTGAATCGTTAGCAGTTTTGCCTGAAGATAGAGATGGATGGGTGTACTCGGTTTATGGAGTTGGGAATAAAACCTATGCCGAAATTAATCCTCACGAATGGACATTAGTCCCTTACGAGGGAGCGTATAATTATGTAGCACCAGCTACTTTGTTCTTAAACTTCTTCAATCCAAATGGCACATCGGTTAATCCTATTAATCCATCTACTGGAATAGACTTACAATTTGACTTTGAATATGTGGCTACTTTTGGTAGAGATAGCTTTACGATTGGATCGGTTTATAAATCAATTTGGGATAATTGCAAAGCTTATTCTATTGCTCAAGATTGGGTATCGGACGGAGGCGTTTATCCTCGTTTAAGTAACTATGCGGAAGGCTTATATCAAAGAGGATATTACGGATCAGGCGGAGCTGGTTTTTACGATGTAGTAGATAGAACTATAACAGAAGCTAAGTCTACTTCTTTATTTGATGATTACAAGAACTATTATTTATTAGGCACTAAAAATAAGTCAGCGGTTTATTACCATAGATTTTACGAGGGAGCTATTGAGGTTTACGATTCATTTTATGTGGCTAACTATGTAAGCATGGGTAGACCCAATTGGTTGCTTTACGCTTTTGTTCATAACTACGATATGACAAGAAAATTAATCGTAGATATTATTGGAACTGAAGCGGCTAAAGCTAAAAAAGTAATGGGTTATTTTTGGTCTTTACAAGAGCCTAATCAAGCTGACTTCTACTTTGCTCGTACTGGAGTTCAGAATGGATCGATGTTAGGTTACAGACCAAGCGTAGCACCTTCAATGAATCAATCACTTGCGGTTTGGTCTTTTGCTTATGGTGATGGTCTTTACTTATGGTCTCCTTCTCCTATGCCTATTGGCGGAGAATACAATCACGATAGAGTAGATAATGTTAATCCGCTTGTATATTATTGGGGAGATTTAGGTATTGCTGACAATGGTCTTTACGATTGGTTTCATATTGGTTATTGGCAAGTAATGCAAAATAGAGATATTGTTGGAGCAAGTACAAGCTGGCTAAAGCCTCAAATATATTGGGATAGTGCTTGGACTTCTGATAGCGATGCCAATTGCTCAAACATTCCAGTAATGCTTTGCCAAGCTAAAGCTCCAATTTCAGCTTATAAAGTTTCAGCGGATGGAACGGAGGCATTGCTAATTATTACAAATCCATTTAATAATGGTTATACTAAAGTAACGCACCAAATAAGATTGCCTCATATTTCAGGTACTCCTACTTATAACGTTGATACTTGGGGACAATATACATCTGTAATTAGAATAACGCTATGATAAAAAAGATACTTGATTTACTTATTGCTTTAGACCATTTTGGGCAATCGGAAGTAATAGAAATTGCCAAAGGCAAATACGAATTGCCTAACACATTTAAAAAAGGATACAAGCAAATTAAAAGACAAATAAAATGGCAAAAACAATAGAGGTTGACTTAAATATTAAAAGCGATATTGAGCCTACGATAGCAAACTTAAAAGCTTTAAAAAGACAATTAAAAGAAACTGCTGCTGGATCGGCGGAGTTTAATAAGCTATCTGCTCAAATTAGAGATTTAGATGACTCTATTAAAGACGCCTCGGCAACGTCTGACGATTTTCTTGGATACTTAGAAAATGCTTCAGGTCCTTTAGGTGTTTTAGGTCAAGGAATTAGAAGTGCTGAAAAAACATTTTCTTCTTTTAATGGGGTTTTAAAAGCGTCTGCAATTGGTTTAATAGTTGGATTGATTAGTGGATTAGTAGCTGCATTTAACAACTCTTCAGAAGCAACTAAAAAGCTTCAGCCATTGCTTATTGGAATGGAGAAAATATTCAATGGTATTTACGCTATTGTTGAGCCTTTATTCAATTTAATGGTTGACTTGGCACTAAAAGCTTTGCCATATGTTAGCGATGCGTTTGCGGTAGTTTATTCTTCGGTTTCAGCGGTAGTTCAATCATTGGGAAGTTTAGGTAGTGCGGTTTACAAATTTGTTAAGGGAGATTTTGCGGGTGCTTGGGAATCTGCTAAATCAAGCGTTAGCGATTTTGGTAAAAATTACGATGCTTCAATAGCAAGATTTGAGGAAGGTACAAAACGACTTACTAAAACTGAAAAGGAAAATGCGGATAAGCGAGTTGCTATTAAGAAAGAGGAGGTTAAGCAACAAGAGGATTTAAACGCAAAGCAATATCGTGATGCACAAGAGCAGTACGAAAACTACCTAAAGGGATTGGCTGATTTAGAGCAACGCTATAATGACGAAATCCAAGACATGAAAGCCAACAACGACCAAAAGGCTTTGGATTTATGGTACGAAAGAAGAGCAAAAGAAATAGATGCGATTACTCAAGACTTAGGAGAGAAAAATAATCTATATGCTCAACTTGAACAAGAAAGGGTAATTAAACAAGCTCAAGTAGACCAAATAGCTTTTGAAACTCGTAAAGATTTGCAATTGAAATATGTTGATGTAATGATGTCAGCGGGAAGACTATTGCAACAAGTAGCTGGCGAAAACAAAGACTTAGCTATTGCTGGAATCATATTAGACCAAGCTTCAGCGGTTGCTTCAATTGCTATTAATACTCAAAAGAATGCGGCTAAAGCGGGTTACTTTTCTGCTACTGGTATTGCTGAATTAGCAGCTGGTGCAGTAGGTATTGCCTCCGCAATTATGTCGGCAAAGCAAGGTATTGATGCAATTAACTCTTCAGGCATTCAAGGCGGAAGCGGAATGAGCGGTGGAATGGTCGCGCCTCCAGCTCCTCGATTTAACGTAGTAGGAGCAAGCGGAATTAACCAAGTAGCTCAATCAATAGGCAATCAATCAAGCCAGCCTATTAAAGCTTATGTAGTTTCAAAGGATGTAACGACAGCGCAAAGCCTTGATAGAAATATCATTAGTTCTGCCTCTATGTAGTGAAAATAAAACAATCAAATTTTAAATCGTTTATACAATATGTTACGAATCGTGGAATTAATTATTGATAAAGATACTGATGGCATTGATGCCGTTTCCCTTGTCGACTTTCCCGCAATAGAGAGCAACTTTGTCGCTTTAAATAAAGAATACGAAGTTAAGCTTGCCGAAGTAGATGCGGAGAAACGGATATTGATGGGTGCGGCATTAATACCAAATAAGCAAATTTATCGTAAGTATGGAAAGGATGAGTTTTATGTATTCTTCTCAAAGGATACGGTAAAGCAAGCATCCGAATTATTCCTTAAAAATGGTAATCAGTCAAACGCTACCTTGCAACATAATAGCAAGATTGAGGGAATGACAGTAGTAGAGTCTTGGATTATTGACGATACCGAAAATGATAAGTCTAATGCCTATGGCTTTTCTTTGCCTGAAGGTACTTGGATGATTTCAATGAAAGCGGATAATAACGAGGTTTGGCAAGATGTTAAGGACGGAAAAGTTAAAGGCTTTTCAATCGAAGGATATTTTGCAGATAAATTAGAAATGGCTAAAGAAGAAGAAATTGTTAAACAAATTATTGACATACTTAAAGATGGCGAAGAATAAAACTTCATCTCCACAAGGAGGGAATCGTGCTTGCTTATGCGAGGACGGAACGTATTCGAAAGAATGCTGTAAAGGCGAAATTATTAATCAAGGAATTGGATCGTTAGTTGAGCAAGTAGCTCCTTCTAATGTTGTTAATACAAATGCGCCAAGAACTATTGTAAGTGTAAATTAATCAATTAAATAAATAAGTATGAACTACAAAAACAAGTTAAACCAAATCAAAGCGTTGCTTTCATTAGAGGTTAAGCTTGCGCAAATGAAGCTTGAGGATGGCATTACCATTATCGAAGCGGAATCATTTGAGCCTGACTTCTCTGTTGGAATCGTAACTGCTGATGGTATTGTACCTATGCCAGTGGGCGAGTACAAGTTGGAAGATGGAAGCATCTTGGTTGTTGCGGTTGAAGGCATTATTGCTGAAATCAAACAAGAAGAAGCTGAAGCGGAAGTTGAAGTTGAAGTTGAGGTAGCTCCTGAAGAGGTTGTTGAGCCACAAATGGAAGCAGAGCCATCTGCCCCTTCTCCTAAGCGCATCGTTGAATCAGTATCGAAAGAAACATTCTTCGAAGCACAAATTGAAGCATTGCGCAATCAATTAGAAGAAATCAAAGCAGAAAACGAGGCTTTGAAATTGTCTAAGCAATCTTTAGAAGTTGAATTATCAAATGTTGAAGAAGGAGCTGAAGCAATCGTTACTAATCCTGAAGCAGAAAGCAAAATTTCTTCATTTAAATTATCAAAGAATCGTACTCGTTCAATCGAAGATTCAGTTTACTCAAAAATTTTTAACAAACAATAAATAAATAATGGCTACTACAACAAGCATTACAACAACTTATGCTGGCGAATTTAAAGATAATATTATCGCTGCAGCATTATTATCAGCTCCAACTATCGAAGCTGGTGGTATTACAGTAAAACCATCTATCAAGTACAAAGAGGTTATCAAGAAATTGTCTACTGATGCTATCTTGAAAAACGCTTCTTGCGACTTTACAGCAACTTCTACGGTTACTTTGACTGAAAGAATTTTAGCTCCTGAAGAGTTTCAAGTTAACTTACAACTTTGCAAGAAAGATTTCCATTCAGATTGGTTATCAGCACAACAAGGATATGGCGCATTTGATGTATTACCAACTTCTTTCGCTGACTTCTTAGTTGCTCATGTTGCTGCTAAAGTTGCTGCAAAGAACGAAACAAACATTTGGTCAGGTGTTACTGCTAACGCTGGCGAGTTTGACGGTTTTGCTACATTATTAGCTGCTGATGCTGCTCTTCCAGCTGCTCAAGAGGTTGCTGGTACTACAGTTACTGCTTCTAACGTTGTTGCTGAATTAGGCAAAATCGTTGATGCTATTCCAGCTGCTCTTTACGGGAATGACGGATTGTATATCTACGTTTCACAAAACATCGCTCGCGCTTACGTTCGTGCTTTAGGTGGATTTGCTGCATCAGGCTTAGGGGCTAACGGTACTAACGCTTTGGGTACTCAATGGTACAACAATGGCTCTTTATCTTTCGATGGTGTTAAAATCTTCGTAGCAAATGGTTTAGCTGCAAATACAGCAATCGCTACTACTAAGGACAACTTGTTCTTTGGTACTGGTTTATTAACTGACTTGTCAGAAGTTAAATTGATTGACATGAGCGATTTGGACGGATCGCAAAACGTTCGCGTAGTAATGCGAATGACTGCTGGTGTTCAATACGGCATCGTTGAAGATATCGTTACTTACGGTATTACTAACTCTGCTAACTAAT